ATCCACACGTTATTTGCAGTAAATAAACTTTCCATTTTTTTTAATTTAAAGTTTGATTACCACGTTCACTTGTACGTATTCTATAAGCCTCTTCAATATTAGAGACAAATATCTTACCGTCACCAACTTGACCCGTATTACCGGAATCTAATATGGCTTTTACAGTTCTATCTAAGAACTCATTAGAAACAACAATACTTAGATACACACGAGGTATCTTATTAGTATTGTAAGTTACCCCACGATAGCTACTACCATGTTTTTCATTGCCTACTCCGGTTGCATCCCAGTAACTAAAGAAAGTTACCTTAATGTCCAAAAGTGCGGCTTCTACATCAGCGAAGGAAGACTTCCTGATGATACACTCTACTTTTTTCATAGTGATTATTTATTGGTTAAAAATTGATTACAAATATAAATTAATTCTAAAATTAAAAATGAGACAATAACTACATACTTATAGTAAAGGTCTTATTGCCCCATTTAAAGTGTAGGTCGCCTTGCTCTGAGAGTGTATATTAAGATTTCTAAGCAAGTATATAAAGTCTTCGCTATAGCTAACACCTCTTCTTTTTAAAACACGCCTTACGTGGCTTCTTTTTAAATCTTCATTTACAAATTGACCTTCATCGTTAAGAAGTATCGACTCTTTAAACACATGAATTGATCTAACAAATTTAGATGCAAAATCTTTTTCTTTTTTAGTGCCTAACATTTTCTGTTTGTACTTAGCTGGAAAATATTTAATTGTGTAATCTGCAATACAAACGTTTGGTCTATAATCGTTTGCGTATTGTTTAACATTGTTACTCATTGCTTACATTGTAGTCTTAGCTTTCAACTAGTAGGATTTTCAAAGAAAATCAGTTTTGTTTAAGCTTGTTGTTAATGACGAACATTACCCCCCTATAATCCCCCCGTCAAAGTTACATATTGTATATTGATTACACAAGTATAATTATCAATAATGTAATTATTTTTTACGTTGTTATTTTTTTTGTATCTTTAATTAAAGTATTGCAAACTATTACAAAACAAATCAAACAAAAACAATGGATTTAACAGTGTTTTCAGAAAAAATACACGAAAGCAGTAAGCTAAAAGGTTTTTATAATGGTGATAAAAAGCAATTAGGAACAATGCTTATGTTGGTTGTTTCTGAACTAGGAGAAGCGTTAGAAGCTGACAGACACTCTTTAAAAGCTGATTTAAACTATTATGAAAATATATTAAACGCTCGACATGATTTTCAAATTGCATTTAAAGAAGCAATTAAAGATACTGTAGAAGATGAAATAGCTGATGCTATAATTAGGCTTCTTGACATGTGTGGATACCTACATATTGATATTCAAAGGCACATTGATTTAAAGTTAAAGTACAACAAAACCAGAGGTCATAGACATGGAAAGAACTATTGAAAAAACAAATAAAATTATTTCACCGTATAAAAAGTCTAAAGTAGGATTAAGTTTTAGAGAGATTAACGCTATAATTTTAATGAAAGATAGTGGTAGGAGTTTATATTTATTTTTGTTAGAGAACAACAACAAGTACTTAGCTCACGACGGAACTGTATATATTAATCCAATTGAGTTAGTGTTTTATTTGAAAGTTACAAGAAAAACTATATACAACGGTATTAGCTCAATGATTGACGCTGATATACTAAAAAGGTCAAAAATAGTTGGAGAGTACTATTATAACTTTAATTTTTTCCCGGAATGACAGTAGTAAAAAGAATAACAGAAACCTCTGTATGCGTAAACGAAGAGTTGTTGTTTTTGCGTAGTGACGGACTATACGGTACGGAAGAGCAAAGACGAATGCCTGGTATTGTTAACGGGTTGCTTAAATTACTAATGGCAGAAGTAGCAACCAATGAGGGTCAATACGTAACTCAAATAAATAAAGTGTTGAAAGACGCAAAAATAATAGGCTCATTAGGTATATGTTTGGAACTTTAGTAGATATAGACACAGAAGGTAATATTTTAATAAAAGACAAGGGTGTAGCTTTATTGCCTAGCCTTTTTAAAGTTTATAAAAACAAATACCTAGGTTCTAAAGCGGTTAAGTGGATTGTAGCTATGCACGACTATCGCTCCCCTTATAGGTCTTTACCTAAACAGCAAAGAGAAACAATGATTAACAATATGCTGCTAGAAAAAGACAAATGCACTTTTAAAGACAAACCTTTAATAATTGATGCTGTAAAAGAATACAAAGCAATTAGCTATGACCCTGATTACGAAGAGTATCGTTCTATGGTTGATAAGTCATCAGAAGTTATAAGAGTGTTTAAAGAACTAAAAGTTAACGCAGAAAACATTAGCACTATAAATGATCTTCAAGTAGAAATGGGTAAAGCTGCTAAGTCCAGAAGAGAACTTAAAAACGCTATCATTACAGAAATAGAAAGCGGAAACAAAATGGCAGGAGTAAATGGTGATGATGATTTATCTATTTTTGAACAAGAAGAAATGTTTAAGTAATGATTGAAGGGAACAAGTATAAGCCTGTTATATTCGACAAAAATTTAAAAAACTACAAAAAGTTTACGCCCGGAACTTTAGAGTACGCTCATTTTTGGAAAGAGCAAAGAAAAAGAATTCTTAAGGGTTATAAACCTACTGGCGGTACATGGATACCCGGTAACTATTATTTTTATTTAAACTTTTCTAAAATACATGGACTTGCTCCTAACGCTAGACGTAAAGGAATGATTTCTCCGGTATATCGTGACCAAGACCATGAATATTTTCAATCAGTACATGATGCTAAAGAAAACGGTTACGGGCTTATAGTTTTAAAAGCAAGACGAAAAGGATTTTCTTTTATGAATGCAAATTTATTGTTACACGAATGGGTTTGTTATAGTCATAGTGAAAACGGTATAGGCTCACAAAAAGAAGACTACGTGCTTGACTTTAAAAAGAAAATGATGCTTTCGTACAACGAGCTACCTAAACAGCTTAGACCTAAAGTTCTTAGGGATAATGAAGATATATTAATGTCTGGCTATAAAGTAAAAGAAGATGGTGTGTGGGTAGACAAAGGTATGAAGTCTATGGTTCATTTTAGAGTTATGGACAATCCCGGTGCGTTTCGTGGTACATCTTTAAACTACATGGTTTTTGAAGAGGCAGGAGAGTTTTTAAAACTTAAAAAAGGTTATCAAGCAAATGAAGAGTGTTTTAGAGATGGAGCTATTCAGTTTGGTACACCTATAATTGGTGGTACATCTAACCAAATGGAAATAGAGTCTGACGATTATATGGAAATGTTTTTAAATGCAGACAAGTATAATCTAAAGCCTTTATTTATACCCGCAGCTAAAGTGTATCCAGGTTATTTTGATATAAAATATGGTAAATCTGATGTAGACGGAGCTACAAAAGATATTGAAAGCAGAGCAGAGAAAAAAAGACAGTCAGGAGATATTTCAGATTTATACGCTTTTAGACAAGAAATGCCTTTGCAAATTGAACACGCCTTTCTTAGAACGGGTGGTTCTCCATTTAGACTTGACTTATTAAACAAACAAATAGCGAACATAAAAACAAATAACAAGTTTGATATAGTAAGAAGAGGTAGGTTAGAATGGAAAAAAAATGAAAACGGCAAAGAAATATTTGGAAGCTATCCGGTATGGGTGGAAGATTTTGGAAATAAAAAAGATTACGATAACGACGATAATCCATTTCCTTTTGAAATTGTAGACATGCCTTTAACAGATTTAAAAAATGTTGACATTGCCGCAGTAGATCCTTATCATATTGATGATGATTTAGAAGAGATAAAAAAGAACGGAAAAGCAAATAGCAGACGGTCTAAAGGTTGTATGTGTGTTTATAGAAGATTTGTAGGGGTAGAAACTCCCGGTGAATATCCAGTAGCTTTTTATACAGACAGACCTGAAAGCAAACAAGCCTTTTATGAAAACTGTTTGAAATTAGCTATCTTTTACGACAGTAAGATATTAGTAGAGTATAACGATGATAACTTTTTTAAGTATTTTATAAATAATAAAGTTTTTAGGTTTTTAAAAGAAAGACCTAGAAGTGCTGATAGTCCATATAGTACTGTTACTAATAAATACGGGATACATATGAAAACACATCAGAAGAAAATGATAACAGAATTTTTAGATGAATACGTTAAAGAGCATTGGGAAGATATTTACTTCTTACCTTTGCTAAATGAATTATGTGTTTACGGAACAGCCAATACAGATAGAGCAATGGCTTTTGGTATGGCTTTAATGCACGATGCTGATAATTTAAGAACAGTAAAAGCAAGAGAAAAAGACGATGAGGATAATAAACTGTTTATACCTCATTTTAAAAATGTAAATGGTAATATTGTATCAGTTAATGGTATTGAAGGTTCAAGCAAAGCACCAACCTACAATTATAAATTTGATTAATAGATAGATGAGATTTCCAAAACAAAACATTCCAGAAGATAAGAAAACGGAAGAGTGGCACAAAGAATGCCTAGACGCTGTACTTCAAAACAACAAGGGTTCTAATAAATTTACCCAAGAAAAAATTAAGGATTACGAAAACTATTTGCTTGTTCATGGTCAGTTTGATACCAAACAGTTTAAATACGTTACTGACATGTATGGTATTACTGCACCAGCAAGACTAGTTAATTATCCTATCATCATGCCTAAAATAGATTTACTAGTAGGTGAAGTTGTTTCTCAACCGTTAAGATGGAGTGTTAATGTTATAAATAAAAACGCTATACGTAGAAAAAACGAGCAAAAAGTACAAATGGCTGCTGAGGTTTTACTTAGACCACACAGAAGAGAAATAGAAAAGGTTTTAGGTTCTGAAATATCTGACCAAGAAGTTGGAGCTGAGATACCGGAAGACATAGAGTCTTTTCAAAACATGAAGTTTCGTGATGCTGTTGAAGAGCAAGTAAATGTTGGACTGCAATATATAGCTCAAAAACAAAAATTAAAATCTTTATTTAAAAGAGGTTTTTATGATTTAGCAATTACTGGTAAAGAATTTTATAGAGTAATGGTTAAAAATAGAGACCCTTATGTAGAAAGAATAGACCCAAGGTCAGTTATTTACGATGTAGACAGTGACAAAGAAACTTTACAAGATTGTAAGTATGCAGGTTTAGACAACTGGTATACGGTAAACGAAATTGTAGATAGGTTTCAGTTAGAAGGCTCAATGGTTGATAAACTAGAAGAGTTAGAAAAAATGGATGCAGACCAAATTACTCAATTTAATTCTGCTTATGATGCTTACATGACTTCTGAAAGTAGAGCGTTAAAAGTTAGAGTAGTTGAAATAGAATGGAAGTCTTTAAAAACTATTAAATATAAAGTTTCACCTAATAAGTATGATGACGAGATAGACTATTACAAGATGGTCAAAGACGACTATATACCAAAAGAAGGTGAAAAAATTGTTAAAAGAGTTATTAGTGATGTAAGATATTGCATACAAGTTGGACATAACATTATATTAAAATACGGTAGAAGACCAAATATTATTCGGCACGAAGACAATTATGCAAACTGTAAACTAAGTTTTTTTGGTGTTATAAGAAATGCTTTTAATCAATCTACATTATCTATTGTAGATAGTTTAAAAAATATACAGTTGCTTTACAATATAGTAAATTATCACATAGAACTAGCATTAGCACGTTCAGGAGGTAAGGCATTAGTATATGATGTAGCTCAAAAACCAAAAGGAATGCAATTAAATGATGTTCTTTATCATTTAAAAAACAGTGGGTTAGCCGTAATTAACACTAATGAAGAAGGAATGCAAACACGTTCTTTTAATCAGTTTCAGCAAGTAGATTTAACTTTATCTCAATCGGTAGGTCAGTTAATTAATTTAAAAGTTATGCTTGAACAGACTGCTGACCAACTTACTGGTATTACGGCAAGTAGAGCAGGTATAACTAAATCAAGTGACGCTGTTGGTGTTAATGAAAGAAGTGTAATGCAGTCAACATTAATTACTGCGCCTTTGTTTGACATACACTATGAGTTAGTTGGAGACACCCTAAACGCTTTATCAAACCTTTTTAGGTACTGTTGGGCTGACGAAGATAGAATGATAAACATATTTGGAGATATGGGCATAGAGGTCTTTAAATGGAAGAAGACTTCTGCGTTAGATGAGATTGGGTTATTTGTTGAAAATTCAGCTAAAGAGTTGTCTAAAAAACAATCCATGTATAGCATGATGGACAGAATGGCTTCAACCGGAAGTCTTGATCCTTTATCTACAATGAAAGCTTTAAATGCTGAAAGTGCTGTTGAAGTAGAGAAAATTTTAACAGAGGGTATTAAGGTTATGCAAGAAAGAGAGCAAGCAAATCAGCAAACTATGCAACAGATTGAGTCTCAGAAAAACGAAATTGACGCACAGAAAATTCAAGTACCTATTGAAGTTGCTAAGATTAATTCAGAAACAGACATTAAAGTTGCTGAAATGAAAATTAATGCTGACCAAGGAAAATTAGACCAAACGCAAGAGTTTGATTCAGATGGTCAAGACGTTCAACAACAAAATGAGCTAGATAAAATGATGTTACAAAATTCAAACAAAGAAGAAGAACTAATGCAGCAAAAAGATAAACCAGTACAATAATAATTTTTTTTTATAAATTTATAAGCAATGAACGAAGAAGAAAACGTAAATGAAACGGAATCAGTGCAAGAAACTGCAACTGAAGAAAGAAATGCTGAAGTTAAAGAGCAAGAAACAGAAGAGTTAGATTTATCTTTTAATCCAAATGCTTTTTTTACAGAAGAGCCAAAAGAAGAAAAGAAAAATGAAGTCAATAACAATATTGACGAGCCTAACGTAGAAAACAGTAAGGATGAAGACAACAAATCAGAAGAAGATTTTAGTTGGGATAAAGGTCTAGAGTATTTAAAAGAAAATAAACAAGAAGAAGAAAGTTCTAAAACTGAAGAAAATACTGATAACAATAACGATATAGCTGTTACAGAAAAAAACATACAGCCTAGTTATGAAGAGTTTTTTAAAGAGGTTGGACTAGAAGTAAAAACAAAAGAAGAATTTAAAGAAGTATATAAATCTTTACAAGAGGAAAACGAGCTTTTGAAAAAAAGCTATCCAGAAAAGAACGAAAAGATTGATAACTTACAAAATCTTATTAAATTAGAAGATAAAGAACTTGTAGAGCGAAGTTTAATCGCTGATGGATTTGAAGGAGTAGAATTAGAAAACGCAATGGAAAGAATGTTGGATAACGACATGGTTGACATTGAAGCAAAGAAAGTCCGCAACACACTTAATAAGGCTATAGCTTCTGAAAAGGAAACTATTATAGATGACAAACGAACTGAAACTGCAAAGCAAGAAAAAGATCGTGAAGATTCTATTAAAAGCCTTAATGACTATTTAAATTCAACAGAAAAAATGTTTGGGTTTAAAATAGCTAGTACTACTGAGAAGGCAAACGAAATTCGTAAAAGCCATCAAGAGTATATTGTTAGCGGAAAATTTTTACAAGATATTACTCAAACAGAAAAATCACTTGCAGATTGCGCTTGGCTTTGGGCTAACAAAGATGTCATTTTAAAAGCGATGCAAACAAAAGGCTTTAACAGTGGTAGAAAAGATGTGTTAAATCAGATTGGAAACCCTGACGTTGATGCTAATTCTAGAACGTTTGCAGACCCTAAAGGTGACGGAGAGTTTAATGCTAACAAGTTTATGTCTTAAATAAAACAGAAATTTAAAATTTAAAAAATAGTCAAATGAAATTTAACAAAGGTTCATACGGTAAAGAAACCGTACAGTCGAATGCTTTAGTAACTAACTTGCTAAAGTATCCAGAAATTGCAACAACATTAATTAGACAATACCCACAGTATTCTTTGAATTACTTTGTAGATGGTACGTCTCGTTTTGCAAAAGAAGAGGTTATTGGAGATAACTCATTTAAGTGGGCAGTACTAGGTCGTACAAACAGACCTTCTACCCTTACAGGTACTTATGGGGGTAACGGTGCAGCAAATGGTACATTTACTTTTGAAACAGAAGAAAACTTTTTAAATCCAAATGATATTGTAAGATTCCAAGATGGAACTTCTGCAATTCTTATTGGAGAGCCGGTTGTTAGTGTAGGGGGTTATACTTTTTCTGCAAAAATACAAACTAACGATGCAACTAAAACAATAGCTGCGGCAAACTTTACTGCAGGTAAAACTGTTAACGCTGCAGGTTCTGCATTTACAGAAGGTTCTGAAAGAGGTTACGAAAACTCTGTTTACCCTGATTGGTATGTTAACTATACTAAGATTAGTAGAAAAGCAAAATCTATTACGGGTTCAGCTTTAACTGATATTACTTGGATAGAAAACAACGGAGAAAGACTTTGGTTCTTTACAGAACAAAAAATCATGGAAGAAGATTTCTTGTATGAAAGAGAAGTTTCTGATTGGTATTCTCAGTCAACTATGGATGTTAATGGAAACGCTAAAGTTTTTGATAACAACGGTAAGCCTATTATTAGTGGTGACGGAATACTTAAGCAAATTGATTCTGCAAACGTTGACACTTACAATGGTGTTCTAACTGAAGAAAGAATTACTGACTTTTTAGCTCAGCTATCTCTTAACACAGGAGAAATGAATTCTCATTGGATAGTTTATACTGGTACTGCCGGTAAAGTAGCTTTCCACAAAGCAATGAAAGATTTAGTTTACCCATCAGGTAACTTGGTGTATGATGCTAAAGTTGGTTCAGAAACTGAAATTGGAGTTAACTTTACAACTTACAATGCTCTTGGAAGTAGACTTACTCTTGCTCACTGTCCTATCTTTGATGATCCAAACTTACATACTGACATTGACCCTAAATCTGGTTACTTGAAAGAATCGTTTAGAATGGTATTCTTAAACTTTGGACAAACTGACGGTGTTTCTAACATTGAAAGAAAAGTTAAAGGTGCAGGAGGTATTAATCGTTCAATGATTATTAAGTATTTGCCTGGAATGGTTGACCCGTTCAATCAAGCGCAAATGATGGCTGTATCTTCTAGAGATAGTTTTTCAATGGAAATACTTTCAGAATCAGGAATGATAGTTAGAAATCCACTATCATGTGGACAATTAATTTTTGCTTAAAAATTAAAATATAAAAGAAAAGGAAAATGGAAAAGTTAGCAAAAGCAGAGATAAAGAATTTGACAAAAGGATTACCTATATCAGGAATAGTCGAGGTACGTTTAGTTGACCCTAAGCGTACCGGTACTATTACTGTAAGAAGTTGTAACATGATAGATGATTTTGGTAATCACACTTGGAGACCGTTTGTGGATTCAAACGGAGCAGAGAGAATAGAAAAGATTACTAGAAAAAGAACACTAAGGCTAGAGAGTGAAAACGACAGACTATTGTATGGTCAGTTAATACATCACCCTCATTATGTTAATAGTCCTAGTTCTATTATTAAGTTGGTTAATTTAGAAGAAGGTGCTGTTGATTTTATTAATAAACGTGAGTTTAAAAATAAAGCAGAAACAATTATTTCTAAATCTTCTGACAAAGAGTTAATTTCTTTGGTAAGGGTGTTAGGCGTAAACATAAAACCAAATAGCAGCTTTAATGTTGTTAAAAGAGAGTTGTATGAGTACATTGACAACTATGATAGTACAAAGCGTAAGAGTAACGCAGAACTGTTGTTAGAAGAGTACAATTCGCCTGATTATCCAATGAAAGTCCTTGTAAGAAATGCAATAGCACAAAAAACTGTAATTGACTCATTGAATCGAATGATGTTTGGTTCTGTAAACATGGGTACTACATTTGATGGTGCTGTTACGTTTTTAAAAAACAACAAAGACATTGCAAACGAATTAGAAAAAGCAGTAGACTAAATGGATATTATACAAATGCACAAACTAGCCGATTTGCTTATTGATAAAGCAGATGCTCCTTGGTTTACTTCTGAGGAAAAGGATATGTTTATAAACCTTGCCATGAAGCAAATTGTCGATGTTAATTATCGAGAGTTTGAAAAAAATGAAGAGGCTCGTGCAAAGTTAAATACTTTAGTCCGCACTAAATCTGAAGGTACGGTTGCACAAGTTAACTTAACAACAATAACTGATTTTAGATACACGTTAGCCCTAAAAGGTACTACACCAGACAGTTGCGGTAATTTGATTACTAGAAAAATATCTCCCGTACAATGGGATGATGAAGCTGGAAATCAAAACGACCCGTTTAACAAGAACAGTGATGCCAACTTAGGATATGTGCAAGAAAACATTGTTGGAACAGGTGACGTATTAAGAATACTAAGCGACACTACTCCAACAAATGTTAGCTTGGTTTATTTAAAAACTCCGGTTGATGTAAGTAATAATCTTACAACTCCGGCTAGTAATGTAAATTGTGAGCTTCCAGAAAGCGTTCATGAAGAAGTTGTTAATTTAGCTGTAAGAAAAATGTTAGGTACTGTTGAAAGCCAAATTCAATATCAATTTCAAGCTAATGAAATTGCAAGTGAAAACGAAAATAAAAAATAAAAATATGGAAAAGTTTAAATCAAAAAAAGAAGCTCAAAAGGCGTTTGAACAAAATAACATTGAATACCCAAAGTTTATTAGCGGAGCTAATAAGGGAAAAATCAAAGGTTCTTTAGATTCTTTAACGAACATATACCATAGCGCAATAAAAAAACATAGTAAAAAACCTATTGCTGAAAAGAAAAAGGTTATAAAAAAAGTAGTCTTCCATAGAGGTAGACCATTAAAATTCAATTCATTTTTATTTAAAAAACAATAATTAAAATTTATTAAGATGGCAAGACAAAAAATTTCAATCGTATCAAATGCAGCATTATCTGTTGCACCGGTAAACACAAACGGAATGGTTACACTAGCTCCTGACTTTGTAGTTCCAGAAGCTTCATTACTTGGTGTGTCCGCAATTGATATTAGTGCGCAAGCAGGAACAGCAGGTTCTGTAGCAATAACTTTTGCAGGAACTTACGTAGCGGGTGATCAAGCTAAAGTGACATTTTCTTCTAACCTTACAGCAAGTCAAAAGTTTAGAAAAACTTACACTATAGATGTTGTAACGGGAGCAACTGGTACTACTGCAATAGCTGTTTCTTTGGTTTCAAAAATTCAAAGAGAAATAGATGCAGGGCTTATTGATTATCCATTTGCTTCAGTTTCTAACTCTGCTGGTGTTGTAACTGTTACTCAAGTTGGTGATGATTCTCATGGTTTAGAAGTATTTGTTTACACAGCTTCTACAAACGGAACAATAGCAAGCGTTATTACTGACACTGTTATTTCAGAAGGTCAACCTTCAGATTTAGTTGATGCTGGTATTCCTGCAGACAAAATAACAGAAGCGAGCTACAATACTGTGTGTTTACCTTACAATTCTCAAGTTGCACAACCTTTTATAGATTCAAAAGGAGAAGTTGCTTATAACTTAAAGATTTATGCTAAGCATTCAGGTTATAAAGCTCAATTAGCAACTTTAATTGCTGCAATTTAAAATTAATTTTTAAAGAGCAAATCAATAATAATTTAAAAAAAGCTCGCAGTTTATAGCGAGCTTTTTTTTATTAAATTTGAAAGCATGGCAACATTGAATGAATTAGCATACAATATTAAAAATATAGCACGTAATGGTCAAGGTAATTCTGACGATGACTTGTTAACTATATCTCAAATTAAGTTTTGGATAGAATATTATCGTGCAGAAGGAATACTACAAACTACTAATTACGGAAAAGACATACACCCGCAAATGGTGCAAGACTTAGGTATTGTTCCATTAGTAGAAGTAGATGCTACTGACTCTAACTGTCCTACTGTTTCTTGGGGTTGCAAAATAAAAAAAGTAACAGTACCTAAATTTGTAGATTTCCCTAAAGACAGAGCCGTAGTTTTTGTTGGTAAAATTGACAAAAGAGAGCCTTTTATTTTAGGTAATGCAGATACAGATTATTTTAAATCTGCTACTCAATTTGGAAAAATGATGTCAAGAGTAACAATGATTGGCAATAATATGTATTTTGAATTAAATAATACTGACATAGGATTAGAGTATGTAAATATAAGAGGTGTTTTTGAAAATCCAACAAAAGTAGATCAATATGCAGTTGCAGGTTGTAAGCCTACGTGTTTTAATGACGCTACAAGTGAATATCCTCTTCCTCTTAATTTATACGTTTATGTATTAACAAATATTTTACAAAAAGAATTACAGTTTACTGAATCGGCTGTAAATGATGAATTAAACAATGCAAGAAAAGACAATCAAAAGATTGGATAAAAATAATCGTGTAACGCTAATTGGTGTTTATGAAGAAGCTATTAAAGAAATAGAAAGAGAACTTGCTAAAAGACCATACTTAAATAAACGCACAATTACATTTAGAGAGTTTAGAAATATAGTAAAACCTTATTTAAAATTTATATTAGATTACACAATAATAGGTTTTGAGTATAAACTACCTAATAAGTTTGGAGGTCTAAGAATTATAAAAAAAAGAAATAACAAAAAACAAAGATATTATAAACCAGATAATGTTGATGAGTTTTACACAAAAGGATATTGGCATGAATTGTATTGGTTTAGACCTGATAAGTGGAAAAATATAAACGTAAAGTTAAGCCCTACTCAAACTAAAAAAATGATGAAGCAAGTCAATAGAGGTTATGAGTATGCTGATTTTACAGAATAGAAAAAAACATGAATAGCGACAAAATTTCTATAAGAAGAATTATTGGTGATGTAGCCGGTAATTTAGGTTTAAAAAGTGTTAATCAGTATATAGATGATTTTGCAAGGTGGTCTGTTGAAGCTGAGAATTTAATTGGAACTGAAAATTCATATATACATAAAGAATGTTTAATACCGGTCAAAAACATGAAAGCTTGCTTGCCCGATGACTGCGTATCATTAGTTAGTTTAAAACATTACGATACAGAAATAGAGTTTAGTGATAAAAACTTCTCTATGTTTAATAAGAGCGAGTCTAACGGAGGTTCTGTGCACTTAGCAAGCATATCGTCCGCAAAACTAAATAACGCTAACACAAGGCAAGCAAATTCAGGTAGCACGTATAATTTAGTTTTTAGTTTAAAAAACAGATACATATACGTAAACAGTAAAGACATTAGTGAAATTGGGATTAGCTATCAAGGTGTTGCTATAGACAAAGAAGGATTTCCTTTAATTTCTAAAAGTCATGAGTTGGCTGTTTCTCAATATTTAATGTGGAGATGTAAATCTGTAGAGTACTACAACGGTAAAATACCTCATCATGTTTATAAAGAGTTAGAATCAAGGTGGTATTACCTATGCGCTCAAGCAAGAGGTAATGACGAAATGCCTAGTCCTGCTAAATTAGAATATCTTGCAAACATGTTTAATCAACTATTACCTTTACCTAACAAAAAATATTTTTAATGGGGCAGATTAGTAAAAACACATTTAGCAAAGGTTTAAATAGAGATTACGACCCAACTAATGTTAACTCGTCATCTATGGTTGACAACATTAATGGTCGGTTAATGTTTAACAAAAGGGGAACACTTGATTGGGTAGAAGACAATGGTAATAAACTTACATTTACTTTAAATGGAAACAGCGGTAATGATACTGAAAGGTACGCTCCTATAGGTTATTGTGGTGATGGTAATATAAAAATTATATTTTCTGTTAAAGAAGATTTGTCTGCTTCTGAAATCGGAATACTTGGAACTGATAAAGATGGTCAAGGAACTTATAAAACTTTATTTAATGATACTCTTGATACAAATAAATTAAGTTTTAATCCAGAAAATGAAATATGCGCTAGATTTTTATATGAAAATAATGAAAAAATTAGAGTTTATTGGGTTGATGGGATAAAAAAAACAACTCCAAAATCTAATCCTCCACGTGTTTATACTTTTAAATATGATGTAACAACTGGATTGTCAAAAAATAATGTAAACGCATACTCTACAGTAACTACATCTGTACACAATATAAATAGTCAACCTGATTTTAATATTGGTATAGTAAAATTTGTAGAAAATATTGCTGGTAGTTTATTAACGGGTGTTTATCAATATGCTTATAGATTGCTAACAATTGACGGATATGTAACTCCTTGGACAATTCCTACTAAAAAAATATTTGTTACTTCTGATGTTGTTGATGGAGACAATTCCCCTCGTTATGAAATGGAAGGCTCTGGTGAGTCTTCATCAAAAGGTATCAAAATAGAAATTAAAGGTATAGATGTAAATTACAAAAGAATAGAAATTGTTTATTTATACTCTAAAACAACCACAGTTGTAGACTCTTCAAATATTTTTTTAAGAACAGAAATAACTGGCTCTACAATGACTTTTGAACACACTTCTAATGATGGTGTACCTGTTGTAGCAGCAACTATAGCTGAAAAGTTTCAAGCAGTTAGCTCGGCAAAGACATTAGATATTAAAGACAATGTTTTGTATTATGGAAACATTAACGAAAATAGATTGTCTATTACAGACGAAGAAATAGAAGCGGTTTTAGTAGACTTAACAATTAGCCCTAAGTTTAGAGATATGCCTTCCGATAAGCATAAACCTAACAATCAAAATTATGACTCAGTCGGAGCTCAACCACCTCTTGTTCGTGACCAAGACTGGACAGACGTAACTACAAACAAAAGATTAAATCAATCAAGTTTAGAAACTTATAGTATAAAAAATGATTACGCTAATTATAACGGAACACAAGTAGAGCATTTATTTACCGGTTATTTTCGTGGTGAAGTTTATAGATTTGGTATTGTTTTTTACGATAAAGTTGGAAATCCGTATTTTGCTTTTCATTTAGCTGATTTTTTATTTCCAGATCAATATAGTACATCTTATGAGTGGCGTAGATTAAAACAAGATGGCACTATAAGACAAAGAAGTGCAATTTTAACACAGCCTGCTGTACCTACTAATGATTTTCATAACACAAATTTATTGTCCGACTATTTAATTAATAATACAAGTTATTATAATACAGGTTATTCAGACCTTAGAATAATGGGTATTGAAGTTGGAGGTTTAGATTTGTCAGGTATTGCAGATAGAATTAGCGGATTTTCTATTGTTAGAACAGATAGAAATAAATCAATACTACATCAAGGCTTGATATTGCCAAACACATTTGATCCTGATGATGGAAGAACAAGACCTTGGCCGGTAAGCCATATGAGAATAGGGGCGGCAGGAAGTTATCCGGGTGAATTTGAACTGTTTGGCATAAAAGGAAGTAACGGTCAAAAATTTAGGATAAAACCTAATGATTGTATTTTACACGCTCCTGATGTAGATTTTGATGTTGCAAATAATTTGCCAGTTGTTACTAATAGTGACAGATTAAAAATTGTTGGCTCTTGCTATAAACAGTGCAATGCCGGTGACAACTCATTTAATCGTCCAAATTATACATTTTTAGACCAAAACCCTAATGGTGATGATAATGCCGTAATGATTACTAAATGGTATAGAACTTTTAATAATTATCACAATAATGTATCTGGTACTTTTGCAGAAATTCGTCCTTCATACGGAATGACAGCTAAAATAACACATCAATATAATTTAAATATTAATCAATCTTTACCAAATTATAGAGGCTCTACTGACTTTGATAATGCAACACAATTTGAAACTGACAGTGCGCCTAATACCGAAGGCTATGGGAATAGCACAGAATTTGCAGGCGGTGGAAAACCAAATAGTATTTTATATAGGCATTTAGATTTTACCGGAGGTTTAACGTCTGATTCTCATTCTTGCGCTTTTAACTATAATAGCGGCTCTACTCTAACTACTGGAACTCAATCAGGAGCTTTAATATGCAATTACACTAGAAATGGAGATAACATAGCAGAAACTGCTTATGGAGGTTTAACAGCTAGTAGTTTGTCTGAAACTATTTTTTATTCAACAGGTCATTTTCAACCAATAAATAATACCGCTTTTACAACTCCTTCTAGTAATATTTATAATCAAATTGAAATTTTTGGCGGAGATTGTTATTTAAATTATTTTGGATTTGCTAGAATTTATCCTAGAATACGAAGTGGGGCAAGCGGTAATTCGGGAGTTGGATATGGAATTGTTTTTCCTTTAGAAAGTGAAAATAATTACAGCTTAAGACAATCAAATACAAACCCAGAAAGAATGTATACTGATGTTAGTATTAGACCTGGAGGTACTCCTAGTATTTGGACAAATGGTTTGTTTTATACGTCTTCAACTAATAATCGTTTAGAAATTTTTAATTATAATGACGTTATAAATTTTAGCGAATTAACAACTTTCTTTACTGGAAAACCTATAGATTTTGATAGTATTAATGAATTTCCTATTAGATGGAGGCATACAAAAACTAAATATTATGGCGACCCTATTGATACTTGGCGACAGTTTGAAGTAAATAAATTTCAAGATTTAAAAGGTGTATACGGTCCAATTACAAGCTCAAGTTTTTTGTTTAATCAAATTTATTCTTTTCAAGAAACCGGATTTGGTAGGCTTAGAGCGTTTGATAGAGCAGCTTTAGAAAGTGAAACAACTCAATCTTTAACAACTGGTATAGGTCCGGCATTAGATGGTGTTGATTATGTATCAACTTCTGTTGGTAATCAAAACCAATGGTCTTTAGTAAACACAGGAAAAGCATTTTATTGGATAGATGTTTATAATGGAAAAGCAATGCGTTTTGCTCAAGATGGATTAAGTTATCTTTCTGATTTAAGAGGCATGCATTATTTCTTTGCAAAAGAATCTTCTTTCTTTTTAAATAAAGACAACCCAATTAATAACAATGGAATACTAGGAGTTTGGAATTCTAAAGATAGAGAAGTCTTGTGGACTTTTAATAGAGACGAATATTTTAGTATTAATTACGGAATTACTATTAACTCTGATTTAATTGACAATGAGTTTTATTACGGTAATAACGAAACAGTATTTATTAATTGGCAAGGCGTTTCAGGTGTTTTACAAGGAATAGCTTTGCCAGCGGGTAATAGTCAATTTGGAAACAATACTAATATTATACAATATATTTCTTTAAAAAGTACATCTAATGCAATGGGTGTTAAACAGTATATAGGTTCTGGTAGTAGCGGATTAGTTTTAATACAACCGGGTGAAAACTATATGTTTTACAGAGATTCAAGCACAGATGTTTGGTCATACACATTATTGACTGATAAAAGCAAAATAACGCCTTTTAGGGCAACAGTAGTTTATTCTGAATACATAGAGTCATTTAGTCAATTTCATTCTTTTAAACCTAACTTTTACATTTCTCATAATAAATTTTTAATTAGTGAGCAGGCTAGTCTTGAACCTAAAAAATATTATGTTCATGGCAAAAATGAATTACACGCTAATTATTATGGTCAAAATTGGAAAACAAGTTTAAAAGTTACAGTTAGTGATCAAGGTGAATTTTCTAAATTGTTTGATAACGTAAGGGTAGCAGTTAATAAGCAAGGCGTTGATAAGATGAGTAAATTTATTTTCTCTACAGAACAACAAAAACATTTTTATGATGTTCAATCAGACACAAGAGTAAGGTTTTTAGAAGACAACTTTAGAATGCCGATTAGAACTCAAAATCAATTAGACCGTATGAGAGGTAGGTGGCTATCTATGATTTTTGAATTTCAAAACAACACAAGCTATTCAATTAAAATTGATAACTTAATAAATCATTACAGACTTTCTAACAGAAAATAATCATGGCTATATTTCAAGACACAAGAGAATTACCTAGACATTTAGAACCTGCGCCAGGCATGACAAAGGTTAAGGGTTGGAAAAAAAATGCTTTAGCTGTAATGGGCTATAAAGATACGGGAGAAAGAAACGCTTGGGGAAAAGCAAAAAGTTTTTTACCGAACATAGGAGTAGCGTCTAATTTAATTGGCAGAAATGTAGCTAAAAAATTAACAAAAGGTACTGACGCTAACACCGTTATGAAAGAAACGGATGACGAATGGATGAGTGCAGGATTGTCAAAAGGTAAATTTTTATACGAAGTCGCTAAACTTGGATTAACATTAGGAGTTGGCGGTGGAATAGGTGCTGCAAAAAAAGCAGGGTCTAGCATGATTGAAGGTGGTGGAATAGGTGGAGGTAGAGATATAGCTACAAGTACAGCAGGTAGTAATTTAACAAAAATGCTAGATTCAGAAGGTACAGATTTAGCCAAGCAAACTTTAGATTTAGGAGCTGATAATATACTAGGAAATAAAAGCAATTCAGAATTAATAAATTCTATTGGTAATGATGAAAATGATGACGGAACTCTTAACATGGATAAATATGAAGAAAGAGGGTTTAGTTTTAATGAGCTTGATAATGAAGACAAAAAATTAATGAAAAAAGCAAAACGTCAAAAAAGATTAGGTCAAGCATCTAATTTATTAGACAAAATACCTTTAGCGGGCGGTGTTGCCAGTAGTGGTTTAGAGTTGGTCGCTGCTCAAAAAAATTATACACAAGCTGCTGAAGATGAAGTTGAAAAACTAGAAAATCAAAAACTTGCACAGTCAAGATTTAATTTATTATAAAATATTAAGATATGCCTAAAGAAGAAACTTTAAAAAAACAACAAAAAGTTACTATAGGAGATAGGACTATAAATATTACAGATGGTTACGGTGTAAGAGGTAAAGATTTTAAAAATAGAGAAGGGCAGCATTCTAAAGGAATAGATATGACTACCGACAATGAGAGAGTTGTATCTTTAACAGACGGTGTTGTAGAAGTAGCTTCTTTAGACGGTTCTCCAACATTAGTAGATACAGGTAAAGAAAAATCGGGTGGCTATTATCTTATAATTAAAAACGATGATGGTACGAGGTCGCAATACATGCACTTAGATGCTATGACTCCTGAAGAACAAAAAAACATAATTGGGAAAAGAGTAAAAAGAGGAGACGATTTAGGTGGGTACGGAGTAGGCTCTGGTTCAGGTACAGGTCCTCACATTAAATATAGAGTATTTAACGGAGAGGTAGGTACACAATTAGAAACTCATATAGACCCTTCTACTTACATTTCGGGTAGCAATAAAACTAATTTAGATGCTGAACCTGAACTTGATGTAAGAAGTTCTACTGATGATAAAAAATGGGTAGCTTATTTAAAAACAACAGATAAAGATGGAGATCAAAGAGAAAGACTATTAAATACGTACACTAAATCTAGTGTTAATTCTATTGACGGAGTTCCTTCAATAAATCTTGTTACTATAGGAAATTCTAAATATTCTGTTGCTAGTAAAACTACTGAAGATGGTGAAACTGATAACATTTATAATAAAATAAAAATCAACGAAGACGGCTCTGTTCAGACTACAAAACAGAATGACAAAGCAAAATTATTTATAAACGAAATTAATAATGTAATTTCTGAAGATGGTGTAACAAGAGAGTCTGTAGAAAAAACAAGACAAATATTTGAACAGTCAGAAATAGAATTTGAGGATTCAGATTTAGATTATTCTGTAATAGGCGAAGTATATGAAAATACAGCTAGAATACCTTTGATACAAAAAAACATACAAGACTCTAAAGTTTTTACAGAAAATCAATTAAAATCTTTACAAGGAAAAATAATTACCGCTACTCCTGAAGAAAGAAAACAAATTAAAAGCGATATAGAAAAAGCAAAATCTAATTTAACAGAAATAAAAAGTTCTCAAGAAGATTTTAATAAAGAAGTAGATGCTATACGTAAAAATGTAACAAATTACACTTACGGTAAATTGCCAGGAGGAGGGTCAGGTGGTCAAAGAAGTAAAGAATTTGATTATAAAAGTGATTCTCAAGTACAAAGATATGAAGATTTTAAGGCTCTTGATAAAAAGTATAATGAAATAAGTAAAACAGAACCTTTTCAAAATTACATAGCTGAAGAATTAAAAAAACAAAAAACAGAAGGAAAAATAGGTAGCAATACTACAACTTCTTTAGATACAAGTCAGGTAACTTTTGATGTTGGTGTTTCTCCAGAAGTTGATAATTTAGAAGACGAAACAACAGACGTTAATTTAGGCAAAGAACAATATTATGATAAAGAAGCACTTGAAGAAACTTTAGCTGAAATAAACAAACAATTAGAAGATTCTGAAACAGTAGAAGAGTTTACTCCTGATTTATCTATGTTAGAAAATAGAAACATTGACAAGTATGGTAATTTAATATCAATGGCTAGTGATATAGGTGTTGGTTTAATGGGATTAAAAGGTGCAATGTCAGAAGTTCCTACTTACGAAAAAGGTGCAATGTTTAACGCTTATACAGACGAAGCGTATAGGCAAAGAAACATGGGCTTGTCAAATGAAGAAATGGGCTTGCGTAAACAACTTGCAGAACGTGGATTTGGTTATGATGTCAAAAACATTAGAAGATTTGCCGGTGGCTCTTCTGGTGTTGCTTTAGGCAATTTAGGTAGAGCGGCAGGAACTTTACAAAACAGATACGCTCAAATAGGAGCAGAAGACTCTGCAGTACGTAGAATGAATCAACAAAGGTTTGACAGAGCAGCGGGGGCTGATGAAATTTATAATAGAAGAAAGTTTGACGATAGTTTTAAAGTTGCTATGTTAAATAAAGAAACTGGCGCTCAACTTGTTCGTGACAAAATGAAAAACATGCAAGAAAGGCAAATGTTTGAAAAGCAATATGGTGAAGGAAGTATTTATAATGAACTGTCTAAAGAAATGTTAAAAGGAAAACAATACAACAATAACGCTTTAAAAATGGCTCAACAATATCAAAAAGAAAAAGCTCAAAAAACTTTAAAAGACCAAAAGAAAAAAGTAGAATCTGATATAGAAAAAGCTAATAATCAATAAAAACAAATTATGAAAAAATTTAAGGTACACAATATGTATAGCAAGACAGGAATTAAAAAAGTTGCTAAAACAATGAAAGAACATCAAGCTTTAAAAAAGAAGGGGTACACTCATACTTTACCAAAAAATAAATAAAGATGGCTGCAAAAAAAGGATTGTATGCAAACATACACGCAAAGAGAGAAAGAATTGCAGGAGGATCAGGAGAAACTATGCGTAGACCGGGAAGTAAAGGCGCACCTACTAATGAAGCTTTTAACAAAGCTAAAAAAACAGTTAAGAAAAAAAAGAAAAAAGTAGTTAAAAAGAAAAAAAATGGGTGATTTTGGATTATACGCAGCGTTGTCGGGAACAGATAATTGGGCTCAAAAACGTCAAGATAAAATGTCTAACTTAATGATGTTGGAACGTATGGAACAACGTTCTGAAAAACAAATGGCAGCACAAATGCAAGCCGAAGCAGGTATGCAGGAAATGTTAGATAAGATGTCTACGTTTGACGTATTGCCTGAAGATCAAAAAGCAATAGAACAAAAAGAGCAACAATCTAGATTAAGCATTATAAAAGGGATTACTAAATTTAACGGAGACTTAAAGAAATACATGGCTTCCGGTGGTGTAACTGATTTAGGAGAGTACCAAAGAAGTATATTAACTTCTAGCGAAATGAAAAATGCTGTCAGCAATAAAGCTCAATACGCTCAATATATAGATGCTAAACAAAAAGATATGTTTGTTGGCAGAGCAGAAATAGATGTTCCGGTATTTGATTCTCAAGGAAAGCCTAAAATGAAAAATGGCGAAATAGTTAGAGAAAGAAAAAATTTAACTATGGAAGAGCAAATGGCTTTACGTAAAAGAGGTTTGTTGGATAGGATACAAGTTGGAACGATTGAAAAGAAAGGTCGTATTAATCCTCAATTTTTTAAATCTAATTTTAAAGACGCTAAAAAGCCTTGGTCTGCTGACAATATAGTTACAGAATTAGACGTAAGAGAAGCTTTAAAATTACAAGGTATAAGCGACGAGCAAGCAAATCAGGTGGCTAATGAATATGGAGAAGGATTAACTGCTGAAAATGCTTTGAAATGGAAAGCTATGAATCAGTTTGAGTTAGAAAAAATGAAATCTGATATTGAGTACAGAAAAGCAAGAGGAGGTAAAGACTCAAGTAAAACACAAATTACAAACACACTTAATACGCAGTACACACGATTAAAAAAGAACGCAGGTAAAATGTTGCCAACAATAGGCAAAAACGCAGACCCTACGGCTAAAGGTGCTTCAATAAGAATACCACCTAAAGAGCAGAAATTTTTTAAGAGTTATTTTAAAGATGTTGTTCCAACGGCTTTTGATGAACATTACGCTAATGCTAGTGAAGAAGAAAGAAATGAAGGTGTAGGGAAATATGATTTAAGTAATGCTACAATAAACTTATTAGAAAAAGTAGCTAAAGAAAATCCAAACACAGGACAAGTAGAATCTTTTATAAAAGCTAAAGTTTTTTATGAAGACGACTTTGCTCCTGATGATATTAAGGATTACACATACAACGTAAATAATTGGAAAGAAAAAACTCGAAGAATAGAAATTAAAGACAATGATGAAGATTTAGGCTACAGAGTAGAAGAGAAAGATGGTTACGAAGGATTTGTTTTTATACCTGTAGAAAAAGAAGTTTATGATAAAGGCTTTACAACAGAACTTGCCAAGTTTAGAAATTTAGGAACTAACATACAAAACTACGAAGCAGGAAATACTTTTCAAGGAGATGTTATGAATTACGAAAATAATTTTAAATTAATGGTTGATGATTTAGTTTTTAATCAAGGTTATTCAGTTGAAGAAGCAGAAAGAGTAGTAAATTATCAAATGTCCACATACGGTAATTAATAAGATATTATATTTGTTTATACAAAAAAAAAGGAAATGCCAGAAAATCCAACTTCTGAACAAGAAAGAAAATTTAATCCCGAACTGCATAAGGAAGCTTTATCTCGACTAGAACAAAATTTTGATTTAAACGCTATATCTAAAGACCTTAGTAACATACAAGAAACGGTTGACCCTTATAATCCGGGCATAAGAATTGAAGAAGAAGGTTTTACTGACACCGAATTTAATCAAGGCGCATTATACGATGCTGCTGCTGGTTTTTGGAACAGTTTTGTTGTTGGTACTGCAGAAGGTGTGGCTAATTTAATACCTACTATTTCTAATGCAATACAAGAAACAGAATTTGCTAACGATTGGATTGAAAAAGTAAATAAAACAGCTGAAAATTTTGAGTACATATATTCTGATGATTACTATAAGCCAATAGAAAAATTTGGAGATATAAATTCTTCTCATTTTTGGGCTGGTTTAGGAAATGGTATTGGATTTGTTGCAGGGATAGGAAAGTTTGCAAAAGCAGGACAGTTACTTGGTAAAGGTGGTAGGTCTGTTTCTAGAGCAAGAAAAGCAATACTTGAAGCTGACCCTTCAAGTTGGTATAAAGCCGGTGCTACAGCTAGAAATCAAATAAACAAAGCTGCTAATAATATTTTTAAGTCAAGCAAAGCAGGAAAGGTTTCAAACAAGATACCTAAGTTTAAAAAGGTTGACCCTGTTGTTAAACAAAGCATGCAAAATAAACTTGCAAAGATTCAATCACGTGCTGAAAAGTCTTTACAAAACTCTGCCCGTATAGGGAGTTTTTTAGGAGGAACGACCATGATGTATAACATGGTGCAAGACGAGGCAAGAGAAGCAGGCTTAGACCCTACTAGCTCGGCTAGATTTGCTTTAGGTGTTGCTTCTGTAGTTTCTTTGACAGAAGGTGCGGCATTAGAATGGATTGGTAAGATACCTGCTAGAACTGCTCAACGTGCCTTAATAAAGGCGGCTTCTAAAAAAGCTTTTAAAAGTGGAGCTAAAAAAACTCCTAATCAATTAATGGATTCTTTTTTACCTGTATACTCAAAAGGGTTAAAAGCGTTAAATGTAGTTGAAGGTGCTGCTATAGAGTTTGGACAAGAGTTTGGACAGACTTATATAGAAGAAGGGGCAAAGCAAATGTATGATGAAATGTTTGCTAAAGATGAGGCTACTGTTGGTAAAGGAAAATTTGGTACAGAAGTATTTGATTTAGAAGCTGATTCTATTGGTGAGTTTTTTACAGATGGAAAAGATTCTAAAAAAACATTTACTAATAGTGTATTTGCAGGAATACTTGGTGGTATTATTGGTGGAGGAATGGCTGGTATGAGATTAAACGCTATGCCGGGTGAAAGAAATGTAGGTAATGAAAGTATATTTAATCTTGTTGCTGATGATGTATCTAACAAAAAAACAACAAATAGAGAAAACATTAAAGAAGCTTTAGATAAAGCAGTTAAATCTAAAAACATATCACAAAAAGATTATAATGCTACTAACGAGCTAATAGACGAAATGGCTTCGTTTGTAGAGCAAAATCAAGTAGTAAAAATAGTAAGTGATCCTGTTGCTCAATATCAAATGTTTAATTTAAATAGAGCATTTAAAAACGTACAGAGTAAAACTTTAACTGAAGACCAAGTAAGAGAAAAGGCGGGTGATGCAATAGATGCACAAGTAGAAGAGTCTGTTAAAATAAACAAAGAAAGAAACGGATTGTTTAAAATATTGCTTGATGCAATAGGAGTTAATTCTGCTGAAATTTTAGCAAGCGGTCAAGCAGAAACTAAAAACCCAAACGAGTTTAATGACAAAATGAATGCCTACGAAGCTATTGCTGTAGGTATTGAAAGTGGTGCAATTACTACTAAAGAAGAACTAAACGAAGAAATAGATAAAGTTTACAAGTCTGATTTTAAAGAAAATATTTCTAAAGCAAAAAAACGAGGTAAGGCTTTAGGTAAAATAGAAGAAGAAGAATATAACAGATTTAAAAAAGATGGCGTTATTTCTCAAGACAGAATAAACTATTTAGCTAGTAAACTTATAAAGGAGCAAGATTTTACAGAGCAAGAGCAAGAGATGTTTGAGGTTTATGAAAAAGAAATAAACGAAGCTAAAGATAAGTTTGTTAAAGAAGATAAAGATTTTGCAAAAAAAGAAACAAAACCTGAAGAAACTAAAGAAGAAAAGCCAGAACAAAAAGAAACAGAAGTAGTAGCTTTTCAAGCAGATATATATTCTGAAAGTTTAAAAGGTTCTACAGAAGAACAACTGCAAGAAGAAGAAGAAAATATAAAAGAAGGAGACCCTAACCAAAAAGAAAAGCAATCTGCTATTGATATGCAGAGATTAAAAAATAATCTTGCTAATCCTAAACCTACTGAAGCAAAAGAAAAGAAAAAGGAAGAGTCTAAACCAGCGGAAGAAAAAACCACACCTAATGTTTACAAAACAGCAACATCTTTAAGACAAGCAGAACAAGCAGGTAGTCTTACTGAAGATGATATTCGTGAAACTTATGATAGAGCCAAGTCTGATTTAAAAAACAGAAGAAGTGCAAATGCTATTATTAACGAAATAGAAAAGAAAGCAAAAAAAGAAGGTGAAAAATTTCAAAAATATAGAGACGCAATAAAACCTAAAAAGGATGAAAAAACCGAAGGTAGCAAAGAAACTGATAAGGATAGTAAAGAAGAAACCAAAGCAGAACCTACAACTGATACAACTACTGAAGTTAAAATTAACGATGATACATCTTTAGAAAGTGTTGTTTCTAACTGGCTTCAAACACCAGAGGGCTCTTTAGAGAATCAAACAGCAGAAGAATCTGCAAGTAAATTTGCAATAGAATATAGTAAAAGAAATCCTGTAACGAAAGGTGATAATAGAAGTGCAGCTCAAATTAAAGAAGATAACAAAAATCTAAGTAAAAAAGAAAGGTTAGAAAACGCAGGTCAATTAGGTAAGGATATATTTAATACAATTGATCAGACAATGAGTGTTAAAGAAACTGTTTTAAAGGAAATTGAAAAACAAACTTTAGCTTTAAAACCTACAACTACTACAACTATTGAACAAAAAACAGAAGAAGACGTAGAGGTAGAAACTACTAAAAATGATGGGGGGTCTAGCACTAGTGTTGCTGATAATGATACTGTTGAAAAAACTGCTACTGAACAAGAAATAAAAAATGCAGAAAGCAATAACAATCAAAACACAAAAGAAGCACAAGTTAATAAAAACGAAATAGAAGATAAACCAAGTGAAGACACAGGAGGCTTTCTTCAACGAAAAGGTGTTGCTTCTAAATTTGCAGAATCACAAAAGATAGCAGACAATCTAGAACTTTATGAAAAGATAAAAGGACATTTTAAAAAGATGTTTCCTAATATTCCTGTTAGTACAGTAGATATGCTTTTTGATAAGTATGGTGCTGAAGTTTTAGGTAAGGTTTCTGAAAAAGGTATTACGATTAGTGACCAAGCATTTCAAAGTACATTAGTACACGAATTTGCTCACGTATATTTAGATTTAATTGCTGATAAAGAAATTGTTGATTTAGCATTAGATTGGATTAAAACAACTCAATACTTTACTGATGCAAAACGCTCTTATCCAAACGATACAGGTCGTACACAAGCTATGGAAGCTTTGGTGCAGGCTATGTCTGAAAATGCTATTCCTAAGCTTGAGGAAAGACTTTCTGATAGTCAGATAACCAAATGGATGTCTATCGCTAAAAAGTTGTGGAGAGCGATTAAAAGAATGTTTACAGGCTACAAGCCTAGTAGCTACGTTGACTACTTAGCAGACTCCTTAGTATTTAACAACAAACCTATAATGGTTGACACTTCGTATTTATCGGGTGTTGAAAAATATGAAAGAAAAGCAATAAGTGTAAAAGATGCTAATTTTAATAGTGGATTTCTTTTAAAAAATATTAAAAGATTTGCTATAAATTCTTTGCATTATAGTGATGTTTCATTTGGTGCTGCTGATGTTTTAGGTAGTGTTAAAAAAATGATTAGCGATAAACTTGAGTCAGGTAATTTTGTTTATACTGACAAGTTAAATACAGAGTACGAAAATCTTAAAGCTAATAACGAAGAGTTTAATGAGGTTAAGTTTAATGATTTAAGTTTCTTAAATCAAACAGAAATACTCTTAAAGAACGCTATGTATGATGAAGGTATTAGTTACCAAGATCACATAAATAGCGTTGTTGAGTATTTAGCCGTATTACCTACAGAGTCAGTTAATCAAGTTGATATTGATGAAGCTATTAAAAGAGAACAAAAGACAGAGTCAGAAACAGGTAAAATAGAAAAAGAAGCTATAAAGGGTTCTAAAAAAATGAACACTTCTATTAATGCTTTGTTGGCTAGATTGGTTGATAGTAATGGAGATAGATTACACCAAGACGATGTTTTTGCTTACTTAACTGATGCGGCTATGAAAAGTAGCACTGTTGATGAGTTAAAAGCAAGAATTAGTGAAGACTCAAAAATTGCTAATAACGATATACCTTTTGCCCTTTTTAATACTTTAGTTGCTGTTAAAGACTATGACGAACAGTTTGGCACTTCAGACTTACAATCTATATTAAATCAAGCGTTATCAAATCAATCAATACCTCAAAAATCAATAGTTGTTAAAGAGGATGAAAAAGGTTTTAAAAGTGCTTCAATATTTTCAGTAAGTAAATCTAAAAAAAGACAAGCAAGAACATTTGATATTAAGCAAAAGCTTACGAGTGAACTATTTAGAAACCTTGGAATTGTTATTGGTAGAGGTAATGATGTTAATTCTGCAAAAAGAAATATATCGGATCTTTTAGAGAATTTAAGGAAAAAAAATAATCCAGAGTGGGGATTTAAGTACGATGAAAGAACGTTTAATTTTGACATTGAACAGGTTAATAGGCTAGGTAATTTTTTGCTTGATAGAGTAGATGACTTTACTGTTGACCAATATATTAACTGGCTTATTGATGAGCAAAAAGCAGACACTAAAATAAATAACGAAGGAGCTATTACAAAAAGAGCAAAAGCCTTACAAGATATTAGAAGCGAAACAGATGCAAAAAAGAGAGAAGTTTTATCTATGAGGTTTTTTATGGCTGATGTTTTAAACACTGCCGCTGAACAATTAGATAAAACAGAAGGAAGTAAATATTACGATAAGTTTAGCATAAAAAATGATTCAGGTAAAAAAATTCAAACTGTTGACGGTAAGGTAAATGCGTTAATGAACTTTGCTAGTTTTACTTACGATAGAGGTTTGGATAATGCTAATATGTTTATAAACTCTTCCGGTAATACTGTTAGTACAATTAGATTTGGTTCTTATTTAAATAGAACTTTTGCTGATGCAAAAAGACATTCTGCATTTGCAAAAGAAAAATATGATAAAAAAGTAAGGACTAAAAATGGTGATGTTTATTTATGGAGAAGCAACCCTGTTTTTGATTCTGTTTGGGAAACTGGCGAATTTAATTGGATGATTGATGATGCTGTAAATTATCAAGGAGATGTTGCAAAAGAACATAGCAAACTAAGTGCTGTTGATTTAATTCTTAGTCAGCTAATGTTTTTTAGTAACGACCAAAACAGAACAAAGTATTATCAAAAAGCAATGATTAATGATCGTTCACA